CACAGCGCTGCTACTTTCCACAGGAGCGCTGTCTTTTCTTCATGCTCGGCGAGCAAGGATTCAACAATAACGCCGACAACTACTGGGAAGGATGGGATCCGGTCCGCAAATACCTCGCGGATGAGATGGACAAATGCGGAGGATCGAAGAACTGGGGAGCAGCTCTAGGAAATCAAATGGGCGCACACTACTTCACAAAATCGCAATGGTCCTTCCCTACGAAAGAAGCATACGAAAAGCTACAAGCCTTCGCCAACGGTGACGCATTCAAGCGGGAGCATGCCGAACTCAAGCGGGAGCATGCCGAACTCAAGCGGGAGTTCTACGGGACGCGAGCGCACTTCGACAACGCCCACGACAATATGACCGACGTGTGGAAGTTCGGTCGCGTCACAGGCGAAGACCGACACGGACACGCAACTCCGAAACCAGTCGAGATGATGGAGCGCGTGATGAAATCAAGCCTGCCACCCCGCGGACTCTGTCTCGAACCTTTTAACGGCAGCGGCAGCACTTTAATGGGAGCAGAGAAAACAGGTCGCCATTGCTACGCGATGGAACTGACGCCAGTCTACATCGACGTTACGGTTCAACGCTGGCAGAACTTCACAGGCAAGCAGGCGGTCCACGAAGCCAGCGGCAAGACGTTTGATGAGATGAAGGCAGCTAAACCATGAGCGCGAAGAAGTCACCAGCGAAGAAGTCACCAGCGAAGAAGGCACCAGCGAAGAAGGCCGCCAAGCCTGCACTGCCGAAGCCTGCCGCACCCAAGGCAGCGCAGGCGGACACTACGCAACTCTGCCGTCTGTTCAACCTGACGAGCGCACGGATCGGGCAGCTTGCTAAAGATGGGATTATCTTCAAGACCGAGCGCAACCAGTTCGACCTCTGGCGCAGCGTGCGCGGTTACATCGAGTTCCTGCAAAAAAGCAAGACAGAGGGCGCGAGCCACATGGAGCGCAGCGGTGTCACCGGCGACGCGCAGGAGTTAGCCGAGCTGGTGCGACAAGTCAAAGCCGCCCGCACCTACAACGACGCCCGCACGCTGAAGGTCCAGATCGACGCGCTCCGGGCTGGCTATGCCTTGGAGGTCGAGCAGGAACGCTACTGCTCAATGATGCAGATCGAGGACGGCATGGATGGCATCGCAGCCGTGGTCCGCAACTCGATCAAGCGGTTGGAAGCTGACCTGCCGCCGATGCTTGAGGGCCTCGACGCGGCCGGCATGAAACGGATCATCAGCGAGAAGACCTCCATCGTGATCCAGACCATTTATGACGAAGGACAACGCATCAAAGCCCCAGCACTTGGAGAAGGTCCGCAGGATTAAGCGGGCATTCTTCCGCAACTTCCGGCCTCCTTCCACGCTCACCCCGAGCCAATGGGCGAGTGACCGCGTGGCCATCATGGACGGCCTGACGCCGCGCTTCCACGTGGACAACGCGCCCTGGCAGCGGGAGCCGTTGGAAGTCCTGGCAGATCCTGAGGTCAAGGAGGCGGTCTTCCTCGCGCCCATCGGCACCGGCAAGACCACCTTCATGGAGGCCGGGCTCTGCTATATCATCGCCGAAGACCCCGGCCCCACCCTGCTAGTCGGCCAGACCGACGACGACCTTAAGGACTGGGCGGAGACGCGGATGGACTACGCCATCCATAACACGCCCGAGACCGCCGCGCTGCTACCGAGGGACCGGCACAAAAAGAGGAAGATGGAAATCCTCTTTCCGTCGATGAGCCTCTTCCTGACCGGCGCGAACCTCTCCGGTCTGCAATCCAAATCCATGCGCCGGGTGTTCTGCGACGAGGCATGGCAGTATCGCCCCGGCATGTTGAACGAAGCGCGAGGTCGTCTGCATGATCGGTGGAACCGGCAGTTCTTCATTCTCTCGCAAGCCGGATCCAAGGGCGACGAGCTGGACAAAGCATGGCAGCACACCGACCGCCGGGAGTTTTCTTTCCCCTGCCCGAAGTGCCAGACCCTCCAGCCGTGGAAATGGTGCAACGTCGTCTATCCCAGCGACGAGACGCTGGACACGTTAGCCCGAGCGCAGGCCGCGCACCTCAAGTGCGACAACGCTGATTGCGACTGGACCTGCTCCGACTCACCGCAACCGCGCCGCGCTCTCGCCGAGTCCGCCTGTTACGTGCCGGCCGCCGAGGGGCTGCCCGGCCACGTCGGCTTCCATTACAACGTCCTTTGCAACTGGCGCAAGCCGCTGTGGGAGATCGTCCTGCTATGGCTCGAAGCCAAGGCAGCGCAACGCGTCGGCAACCTCGATCCGCTCCGGCAGTTCATCCAGAAGCGGCTGGCGGAACCATGGGAAGAAGACCTCACCGACAACCGGACCGCGCTCATCGGCAACGGCTACCTCATCAGCGAGTATGCCGAGAAGCAGAAGATCGAGGACGAAGCGCAGCGGTTCCTGGTGGTGGACAAACAACGCGACCACTTCTGGGCTGGCATCCGTGCTTGGCGGGCTAACGGCGAGTCGATGCTGCTATGGTATGGCCGGATCGAGACCTTCGACGGTGTGCATGATCTCGCGCTGCGCTATGGTATCGCGCCCAAGCTCGTCTTCATCGACGCGCAGTATGACACCGACCAGGTCTATTCCGCCTGCGCTCGGATGGACTGGACCGCGCTCCACGGCTCCGGTCAGAAATCCTTCGCCTTCAAAAAACAAAACGGCGACGTCGTCCACCGCGCCTTCACCCGCTTCCAGGACGCGGCGGCGCCGGGAGTCGGCCGCGCCCGCTACGCGCACTGGGCGTCCGACCGGATCAAGGACATCGTGCACGCGCACCGGACCGGCCAAGCGGCGGCGTGGCACATCCCTGACGACGTCTCACAGGACTGGCTCAAGCAGATCGACAGCGAGGTCAAGCGCGAGATGGTCAATTCCAAGACCAAGCAGGCAGAGTTCCGGTGGGTGCGGATCCGCAACAACAACCATGCCTTTGACGTCGAGGCCATGCAGGTCGTCGCCGCGCTGATGCTCAAACTCATCCCCGGATTCGACGTTTGACACCCCGCCGTCCATGAATGGACGCGAAAACATTGCAGGTGGCTCGGGAGTGGGCGCGGGCGGGACTGTGTGACCCGACGATCTCCAACAAACTCCGCACCAACCACCGCGCCCTCATCCTGCAAAGCATGGAGCCGGGCGGGCTAGCGACAGTCACTCAAGCAACAAAAAATGGTGTCTCGATGGGGAAGACCATGGGACTCAGCATCCCCGACACACTCACCGCCATGGGCCGCGCCATGGAGTGGATCGACCTCGGCTATGTCCCGCAGCAGTCCAGGAGCCTTGGCAGGTTTTGACACCCGCCGCCTGTCATGGCCCTATTGGATGAGTTCGGACGCACTATCAATTACAAGGCCGCCCGTGCCGCGAACGACACGCGTCATCGTCCCTATGAGCCGATCGAGAAAAAGGACATCGCGCAGCTCGTCCCGTCCGTGGACCGCGTCAAACTCCTGAGTCACGCCCGCAGGATCTATCTCAACTTCGGGCCGATCAAGAACGCGATCAACCAGCGGAGCATGTATTCCGTCGGCCGCGCATTCGTCCCGCAGTTCAAGGGCGGCGACTCCGATTTCGGCAACGTGGCAACCGACTGGCTGACCAGTAATTTTTACGCCATCGGCGACACTCGCGGTGGCATGCACGACCTCAAGACCAACCTATTCGGCTGGTCTTCCGCCATCGACACCGACGGCGAGATCTTCATCTTGCTGACGGCAACCAAGACCGGCTTCCCGCAATACCAGGGTATCCCATCCCACCGCATCGGCAACCCCAACGGGCTACAGGATGGACCTCAGCGCGGCGGCACCTTGCAGGACGGCATCATCTATCACCCATCCGGCGAGGCCAAGGAATATGCGTTCCTCGACAATTTGGGGAAACTTTCAGAGTGGCTCCCGGCGTCGAACGTCATCCACCTCTACGATCCTGAGTGGCAGTATCAAGGCCGGGGACTAACCGCTCTAACACATTGCATCAGTGACTGCCGGGACATCATACAGTCTGTGGAGTGGGAGCGTCTCGCCATGATGCAGATGAGTTCGATTTCCCTCATCGAATACAACGAAAGCGGCGGCCCTGACCCGGATGATCCATACAACGCGCTCGTCGGCAACGAGGCGGGCGACAAGGGCATGACCGTCGAGACGCTCGACGGCGGCACCGTCCGCTATTTCAAATCCAATAGCGGCGGCAAGATCGATACGCTCGTCAACAACCGCCCCGGCAATCCGTTCATGGATTTCCACGACCGACTGCTCAAGTCCGCGTATGCAGGACTGAATTGGCCGTATGCTTTTTACAACGGCCACGGCGTCGGCGGCGGCACTGCCCAGCGCACCGAGATCGCCATGGCCCAACGCTCCATCGAGGACCGCCAGGATCTCCTTTGCTATGCCGCCAAGCGCATCGTTTCCTACGCAGTCGCCAAAGCCCAGAAGCGCGGCGACCTCCCGCAGTCTGCCGACTGGTGGAGGTGGGAATTCTCCTATCCGCCTAAGCTCACCATCGACGACGGCCGCGTTATGAAGGAGTTGGAATCGAGCTACAAGCTCGGCTTCAAGTCCGCATCCGACATCACCGCCGCGATGGGCAAGGAATACAAGGACGTCATCCGTGAGAAAGCCGAGGAGGCCGCCACCCGCCAACTCATCGCCAAGGAAGTTGGCGACAAATACGGCATCGAGATCGAACCGCGAGAACTGCTGATGCTCACCCC